AGGACGTTGTCAGGTAACACAAACTTATTGGAGGCATTGGCTTCCAACTTGTAGTCTTGGGCTGTGTTAAAGTGCCACCCATCTTGTTGAACCTCACGTGACACTTCGTCAATAACACCTTTAGCAAGTGCAGCAGATGGCGGCAAAGCAGTAGTGTTAGCAATAGAGTTTACAGGTGCTTCGGTAACGTAACCGAGCATGGTGTTAACAGCGTCAAGTTTGGTGGTAAGGGTAGCCATAGTAAAATAAAGAAAGAAAAGGCCGCACCCCCATCATTAAAGAAAGGAGTGCGACCGTTGGGGTTATTAGGGGGTATTAGTCAGCGTCTTTGATTTCAAAGGCAGCTTCGGGGCGAAGGACACCGTGGCCCATAGCATACTTAGCTACGAACAGGCTTCCTTGGAGTTCGACCTTGTAGTCGCTTTCGGTAGCAAGGTCAAGGAGCTTGACAGTTCCAATCGCCGATGGGTGTCCACCGATGATCTGAGTCTTGTCCATAGCGGCGTTGTATCCAGTTCCACCAGAGCCAAACACGTCGTTCTGAACGCCAGCGACTTGGTCGTTCTGATCTTGTGCGCTGCCTGAGACAGCTACGTCAACAAGGTGATTTGACTTGTAGATGTTAATACCAGCAACCATTGGGATGCGACCAGTAGCAACATCACCACGACCACCGAAGTCACGGTTGATAACCTCTTCACCAGAGGCAAGCAATGTGTAGTAATCGGCTGGCTTAAGGATAGCGAAACGCTTTCCATCGTTAGGGATGTCGTTCTCGTCAAGCTTCTGAGCAGCCTCAAAGAGCTTGGCTTGAATCACAGTTCCAGTGAAGGCACCCGGCTCACCTCCATCGATTGCGATACCAGCTTTACCGCCAGTGATAGTCGCAGCCGAACGAGCAGCAGCCGTAAGGGTCTTCATGGTTGCCACATCGAAACGCTTGGCAAGAGCCTTACCGAGTTCCTGAGCATAAATGCTGCGGACATCGTAGTGGTTCTTAAGCTCATCAATGTTTGCAATGAACGTAGAGGCAAGTAGGACATCATCAATGCTGATAAGTTTCTCAGCGTGTTTAATAGCACTGAGGTAGCTGTTATCGGCATCAGCAATGTTCTGACCTGGGGTGTGGTATTTAGCGGTAGCAATGCCAGTTACAGGGAACTGAGCAGACTTACCGTTGGATATAGTCCGAACCGTGTGAAGGTCTTTCATCACGTTGAACTCTTCGAAGGTGGTCAGGATTTCTCCTGAGAACACCTTAAGGAACAAAGCATCAACTGCTCCGCTCGCATTAACTTGTCCCAATCGGGACGCGGATGTATCTCCGTTAGCCATAATATTTGGTTTTCTTTAGTTGTTGTTAAGGTTGTCCTCATTCGGATGTGTCCGTAACCGGGTTCGGAGTTATTGATTGTCCACCGCAGTGGGTCTCATCGTCGGCCTCGGGGGAGTCTATCTTTATGATGACGTTTGGTTTAAACACCACCAAGCTACTTATGCAGCTTGTAATAATGGTGAAAGTTGTTGTGTTATCTTCACAGCCGTGCCATGAGGTAACAGTAAGGTAGTTATCGCCTATGTCCGTAAGTGAACCATAGACTGAGCATTCAAGGGGACCATCGGTGCCGTCTTGCACGTGGTCGAGGAAATCTATTTGAATAACATCTCCCAGAGCTACTTCTTCTTTAAACGCAGCTTTACACGTGCAGCAGGGGTGTTGGCAACAAACTGTTTGCCCTTTGATCCTGCACGCTTCTTCTTGCGAGCTGTTGCAGCCCGTTGAGAGATTGATAGGCTGTTGGCTTTTGATCTTGGAAGACATCTATCGGGGTTCTTTTTGTTCTTTGAGGTTCCACAAGCGCCTTTGATTTTACCGTCGGTTCCTACGCGGACCCAGTCTTGCTTGCGCCATTTTGCTAGTTCACCCACGGTTCTTCTTACGCTTGATTGTTAATTTAGATCTCTTCTTACCTTTTCCGTAGTTAGGATCTTTACAGTATTTAGATGCCGCCATGTTAGCGTAAGCACTCGGATACTTATCAAACGTGCGCTTGGCCCATGCAATTCCTTTAGGACATATCTTAGCCATGATTGTTATTCAATAAAACTTGTTGAAATGATTGTTACTTCCCTCAAGTCCCCTTTCCTTTCTTCTTCTTTGACATGATCTTCAACCCCTTCCGCTTGGCTGCTTTCTTAGCTGCTTTCTTACCTTTGGGGGTATACGGATACGACTTATCTCCTACTTTGGGCATAGTGTTATTATTGTTAGTGTTGGGGTTGGGGTCAGCATTTCCACCTTCTAAGAGCTAAAGCTTTTCGGGTGGGTCTGCCTTTGGAATCTTTCATCGGGCCTTTGACGCCGGACATCCGCGCACAAAAAGACCGCTTCCTCGGGCCTCCCTCTGGTTGCGGTTTCTTTAAGTTACTACCTGTCTTTCGGTTGTAATACTTGCGCCCTTTTTCTGTTAAGCCTCCTTTGTCTGACTTGTGTTCTTTGCGAAGGGACAATCCTTTTCGTTTAGCGGGCATGTTGGTTGTTCTCTAGGTCGTTTATGTAATGTAACATCTCCCCCACCGTCTGCTTCTGGTCCGCTGTCCACGTCTGCTCTTTGGCCTTCTCTAAAAAGTAAGGGAGCTTTGTCGGACGAAGAGTCGGAGTGCATCCACTCATCAATAACATCACGCATATTGCTGTGACGCTCAACATATAGTTTCTCTTCATAGGCTTCCATAAGACCACGAAATGCCTCTGCTAACCGAGGAAACGATATTAGTAACTTGACTAGCAGAGACACAGACATGTGGTGCGTGTGTGTTTAAATGTTGTTATTTTTGTTTGGCACGACCAATGTTAAGTGCAAGGAAATCGACAACCTTGTAAAGCTTCTTGACCAACCCGTCATCGACAGGTGTAGGTGTAAGAGCGGCGATAGCGGAACAAGCAGCAATGACCATAGAGATGGCACTGAGTAGTTCAGTTTTGTTGTCGAGGATGTAAGTAATAATAGCTGACATAATTAGAATGCGGTTGTGACTGATAGTCGTTGTGAGACTTGCTCCCGGTATTTGTTATCGTAACTATAGCGCGGGTCTTGCATAGCAATCGTCATCTCCTTAGAGGAGCTAAAGGGCATGGCCCCGGCTGTTCCCGAGGTGTCCCCTTGGACAAGAGAAACAGGTGTTCCACCGTCCGACTGAAAGCGAGCATAGAGACCACGGATCGCCATGGTTGCTGCGTTAACATCCCCTGACTCGACAGTGTTGTTATACACCTCTTGTTCTTGGTCTGTTAAAGCTGTTGCTGCCCACTCGGACATAGCCTCGTAGTTCTCAGCGCCTCCAGCTTCTTGCATCAAGGTTTGTTGTTGTTGGTTAGCCACGGCTTCGTAGCCATTAACATACATATCAACCATCTCCTTAGGGATGCCGTTAGCCTCAAGGGACTTATAGGTCTCCTCGGATAGCTCACCGGTCTCAAAGTATTCTTCGGATGCGCTGGTGACAGCAGTGTTGGATACCTCGGGTTCGCTTGTGGCGTTGTCTTCGGTCTCGGATGGCTCGGCTTTGTTCTCGTGGAACTGCTTTTCGAGGTTGCTGTAAGCGTCTGCTAAAGCCTCCGGGTTATCAAACTTCTCCGGTAACCACTCAGGGCGGTCTTGTGGAGGAGCTTCAGCCGTTTCGGGCTGTTGTTCTTTGGCTTGCTCATCTTGCATAGCAGCCTGTTCTTCAAGAGACATATTCTCCTGTTCTGTGGGTTCGCTAAATGTAACGCTTTCCATATTTATTCTTGTGGTTCGACTGATGGCATGTTACCCGCCAACGCCTGATCGTTCAAGGCTTTAATACCGGCTGGTCCTAGCTTCTCAGTCATAGCTTGCATCTGTTGCATCTGTGCTTCTTGTTGCATCTGCTCGGCGCTCTTGATGAGTCCTTCGGTCTTGATACCGAGAGCAGTTGCACGACGCTTAAAGTAGTCTTCAACATTAACAAACTGGCCGATAGCTTCTGGTCCTACGACCTGAGCAGCACCGGCAAGGAATAAATCTAATTTAGAAAGATCGTTACCTCTACCAAGGGCCTCTACCCCGGTAACAATAACTGGCTTCACCAAGTCCTTAGGAAGCTTAGGTAACATCTTCTTCTTTTGCATGACTGACATGATGCGCTTCACCAATGGTAATTGCATCTCAGCAGCAAGGAGCGAGTAAAGACCACCTAGGGAAGCCTCAAGCTCTTGGGATAACATACGGATCTCTTCGGCTGTCACACGCTCGGCCTGTCGGACTACACCTGAGGTCAACAAGAAGGCAGCACCAAGGCGGTCCTTGATCGCTTCCATGGTAACCTGGGCTGTCCTAAAGTCGTTGAACTTATCTAGCTGGAGAGTGTTAACATCAGCGGCGTTGCCTTGGACAATCGCACCGTTGGGGCTTTCAGCTAACGTCCGGGCTCTTGTGGTGCCATTAGGGTTAACAAGAAAGAGAACCTTAGCAGCAGCAGCCGATCCCTCGACAATAGCACGGGTCAACGCTTCGAGACTCTGGATGTCACCGAGGTATTCCTCAACGAACCCACGTCCGTAAGCTTCACCGTCAATCCTAGAAAGTCTTAAGGGGATGAATGGGTTGCGGTCCATTGTTACCTTACCACCAGCATACGGAATATCTACACCATTAACATCCTGAGTAATCACCCAGTGTTTGGCGTTCCTTTTACAAGAGGTAAACAAGTCCACCTTAGCGTCACTTTCGGCAAGGTTCGGATCTTGTTGTTGAAGTCGTTGGCGTATCTCCTCCGAAAGAGTGCTGAATGCAACAGACTCCTTGGTGGCCACAGATAACAGATTACCCATAGGGTCACGCTGGACAACAAAGCGGTCGAGGTGAAAGACTCGTAGTCCTCCTTCATCCGGTAGATATAACAAAGCGTTACCGGTGATGATGAGATGCTTAAGGGCTTCGTGAAGAGCAACCCGGTATGCACCTCGGGTAACCTCATCCATCACTAGCTCCTCAAGGGCTTGGAGAGATGCTTCGATCTCACTCATTAACTCAGGTGGAGTCTCGTCCTCGGCAAGCTTCTTTTCGTTGGCTTGGAATCTAAAGAAAGGTGAGTTAGGTGGCAACAACGCAAGGAGCAGCTTAGAGGCAAGATTGTTAACACCACGGGAACCGACGCCACTGAAAGGTGTCTCTAGGCGACTGTGGGGACCGAAGCCCTCCTCAGGCATAACATAAGGAAGCGTCAGCTTTGAACAGGCCCGTCCTCGGTCAAGGTAGGAATACCGTGCGCCTTCTAGGGTGGTATAGAGTTGCTGTGCTGTCTCGACGTGCATGTGTTATTGTTGTTAAAGTAGTTCCTCGGGTTGAGGTTTGATTGATAAAAATTCTAGTTGGGTTAACTCCTGCACACCCTCGGCATCTTCAAGCATCGCATCGTCGTTGGAGGTAAATCTCCAGCAGTCGATGGCTATGAGTCGCCCTGAGTCGTCCGTAGCTTCTGCCAGGTTAGCAACAGGTGGAAGTCCGGTGAGCGTAGTTCCTTGTTTGTTAGGATAGCCACGGTCAGAGTCTACGGCTGCGACAAGTCCCGTGTAGAGTTCGTCTGGCTTGACGACGTAATAACGAAACCCAGTGTCAGCGCGGGACTGTTCGATTTCTGTGAGTGGTTCTTGTTGTTCGTCCA